CCAGCTAGTACAGTACCAACAAATGGATAGTTGCCATTCTTATCAGCTTTAAACTTAGCTGAATTGGCTTGATTAAATTTTGCTACAAACATGATGTAGGATTTATGAGTTATGAAATTGTTAATAAGTGGGGTTCCCCCCCTCAATGTTAGGAAGAAGTGTTGGGGACGGAAATAGGTAACTACTTCTGGTCGCACATATGATTTCAAAAAATCACCAAAAAAATTTTGGGAAGCCCCCAGGATTTCATATATTTTATTCATCAGGGAGTCCTTCCCAAAATAAAAATTAAAAAATTTTTTTAAATGAGTGAAACCTTAAATTCTGGGGTATACATGATATTATGTGTACCCACTGGGCAAGCATATGTTGGGCAGTCAGTTAACATCAAAACTAGACTTTATAAGCATAAGTATTATCTACAATATGGAAAGCATAAGAATAGATACTTACAGGAAGCTTGGGATAAATATCATCAAGCAAGCTTTCAATTTTCCATTTTAGAGAGGATATCAGTTCAAGCCTTATTAATTGAGGCTGAAAATAAATGGATAAATAGATTAGAGACTTATAAAACTGAGAAGGGATTCAATATACAAGTTACAATAGATACTGACCAGGATTTAAGGAGTTCTAATATTAATAAAGTAGCTAGCACAAAAAGACCTTCATCTAAGCTTAAAACTATACTTAAAATATCAATGGAGAATGGATCTATCACTGAAACTAATTCTGAAGAGTTAGCTCAGGAAGGGTTTATTAAGAATGCTTTCTTCTATACCTTAAAGTACTGGAAGAGTACTAACCATAGCTATGAAATAGATAGCAAATTGAAGCACCCTAAAAGGTCACATAAGGGGTATATATTTGTTTACAAGAAGAATTATAATCCAGACTATGATTACTTAGCAGGAGTGAAAGCTATTTATAGGAAGCCAAGAGAGAAGAAGGAGCTGAAGAAGATTCAGTACACTAGAAGTGCAAAGAGACCTATTATAGCTACCAACATTACTACTGGAGAGGAAACTACTTATCCATCTATCAGGGATGCTGCTAAAGCCCTGGAGGGTAGACATCAAGGTATTACCAAAGCTTTAACTGGAGAAAGAAGCTCTTATAGAGGGTACACATTTAGATATGTTGATCCTACCTGGGCAGGAACCCATAGAGTCAGTAAAAGAGTGGCTGAGTTATATGAGGGATAGGTAACCACTCCTCAATTCACACAACAAAAAATTTTTTAGAAAAAATTAGGGGGCCTTTTATTCCACAAATAGCACTTAAAACACATATGTGCACAAAAATTTTATAAAAAATTTTGTAGTATATATGAGAATACCTATCTTTTATTATACAGCTACTAAAGCTGATATTTCATGAGAGTTTCTCTCCAATCATAATTAAACACCCCCTGGGTGGCCCTTACTTCAAGTGGTAACATTTAGTTCAAAGGATCCATGTGATTGTGGAGTATTAAAATAAGAGGATAGGACTTCCTGCTAACACTCATCAAAAAAGAGTGGGGTGATATTAAATCAGATTTGAATTTGATATTAGAAAGGTCTTCAAAAACACAGCAAATTATATATCCTACTAGACCTATAAGTATATCAATACATAGTTAGGTTGAAATACTCAAGGAGTTGTAGGTAACCGCAGTCTAATAATCTTGTATCTCAGTGGAATAATCTATATAAAATCTGTATTAGAATAAAGCTATTCAATGAAATAGAACCTAATATAGGGTGAGTATAGATAGCAGCACCTTTAACTAGGACAGCTGATTAGATAGGGCTAAAATGGCCCTGTAAAGAACTTCCTGTGTTCAGGAGACAGGCATTAGTAACATATCTCCCCCAATATCTTATACAAAAACTAACCTATGATATTACTTACTATCTACCTATCTATGGTAGTCATTCTTTCTCTGATTGAGGTTATATTCAGAGGAACCTTCTCCCTAGTATGTACTTATGAGGATGGATCTGAGAAGTCCTTCTCTCCATTTCTCCCCATTGCCTTATGGCCCATAGTACTATTGATTATTCTAATAAGAGCTATTTTCTCAAAACTAAATTCTAATAATAATGCATGTAAACATTGATTTTAAAGCAAAGGAGATTGAACTCCTTGATGAATCCTTCAAAGTTTCAGACTTACTTGAGCTACTTGATAATGAACTCTTTGAGAGTTTTACAGTAAAAGCAGTGGTGAATATCCAATGTGACTGTAAGAAATCAAACCCTTGGTATCAACCTTATGATATTACAGTAAATCCTATCTACTATGGTAGTAATACATGCCAAGCTAATTTTACATCCACCAATATGGAAGAATTGATGAAGGAGATTAGACAACATACCAATAAGGAGTAATCCTATCCTGTATACAGCCTCCTTGTCTAGGGAGGCTTTTTTAGTAGCATTTGTCAATTAAACCTAATTTATTTACTTTATTTAAATAAATATTTTGGTATTTAAATAAAAAGTTGTATATTTTATTATACAGGGAGCCATTCCCATTAAAACCAAAATTTATATGGAAGTAGTAAAAAATCAGGAGGAGCTTACTCCTGCTGAACAGCAGAAAGCTGATAGAGAGCTCATGGATAAAGTCAGAGCTCAAGCTAATAGATATAAGGAGGGCATTAAGATACTGGAGCCTGAAGTAAAATATATGGAGCTTATGACTAGGCTTGAGAAAGCTAAGTATGAGAAGGTCATGTATCAGTTTCAGTATGCTCAATTCTTAGCCTCTCAACAACCTTCAAAACCAAATGCAGATGAAACAGTCAGTGACAACACAGCAGATTCCCCAGAAGAAGGAGGAGACTAAAAATTACCTTGATAAGCCCCAGAAGATGAGAGGCTATAATGTCCCAAGAGATAAAGGAGGTGACATATACAAGCCTTGGTGGGGGAGTCCGATAGATTATTGTATTCCTCATGTTTGTAGGATGATTATTAGCCAGCCTCTTTATCAGATGGAGATATCCTATAGGAATGCCTCATCAAATCCCTGGAATAAGTTTAATGTCACTATAGTAGAATCTGACTTAACTGATGAGATTATTGAAAATGCTATATCAGTTGTAGCAAAGGACCTGAGGGGAATTTTAAATAACTATAAAAGAAAACAAAATAATAAATCATGGAGACACCAACTTTAGGGCAGCAGAGAATTAGAGTGGCCTTTAATCCTTCTCAGGACTCTCTTGTAGATGCAATCAAAGCAAAATCAGCTGAACTTATTGATTTAGTTCAGGCCTACAAAAATACTGTAGTATCTGAGACTTATGATACTTACACCTCTGCACAACTTCAGCAGGATAAGGGAGAGTTCTTTAGATTAATCTCCTTGGCCCAGACTGCATATGAAGAAGGAGCCATGTGGGGAGTAAAAGCCTTTACCTATTTTAAACCATAGTATAAATGGAGATAAAAATTATTAATAAGCAAGCAAAGCTCACTCTTGATGAACTGATAAAGTATCAGCTGGTGAACTATTGCTTCTTCAATAATCTATCTCTCTCAAGTACTGATATTGATACTCTGAAGGACCTAGTCAAAATTGGTAAAACTGAGCTTAATTCATTCTGTAAAAATCAGAGTGAGAGGAATGTCATTAATAAGCTATCAAAAGCTGGGTTAGTTATAAAGACTAAGAAGTATCTCAAAACTATTGAAGTGAACCCAGAGTTGCAGATTGGTAGCTCTGGGAATACTTTACTTCAGCTTAAATACCTATATGTAGATGAGATCAAAGAAAGCTAAAAACCTGCTTATCTCTCTCTCTGAGAGGGATAATATTGATCTAGAACTGCTCTCTACCATAACAACTGACTTTTGGAATGAGGTGGAAAATCTCTTATCAACTAGTTCAAAAGCAAGAATAAATATTCCTGGGCTTGGAGTTTTTGTTAGGAAGCAGCATCAAGTCAAGAAGACTAGAGCTAAGCTTCAGGCAAGGATGGATTTTAGGAAGGATTCTAAATATGTACTTGGAGAAGAGAGGAGGCAAGCCCTTCAGGAAGATATAGAACTACTTGATAAGATGGATGAAGCTTGCTATGAGGTGCTTGACTATAAGTTTAAAAAAAGGAGGGATAGACATGAATTTATTGAAGGTCTGGGAGGGAAGGAAGGAGATATGGGAAGCCATACAGAATAAAATTAAGAAGGATCCTGAGCTTGAATTGATTGCTGAGAAGAGATTAGAGATTTGTAAGACTTGCAAATTATATGATGAATCTGGATCAAAGTGTGCAGTACCTGGGACTGGCCCATGTTGTGGAAGTTGTGGATGCTCACTTTCATTAAAACCCTTCTATGATCCCTATTCAAAAGATGCTTGCCCACTAGGTCTCTGGGATATAAATTTGGATTCAGAACTATAACCTATAAGTAATGTCCAAAATTAATTGTAAGGGGGAATGGCTAGAGCTGAGCATTATCAACCCCATATATAAGAAAAAGTATATAGAAAAGAAGTCTGGAGGAGAAACTGTTCTTTTTGAGAAGGATGTCTGTGTTAAAGAGAAGTTCACAAAAGGATGGTTTAGGAAGGATGGAATTGTACATCAGAGACAGTATTTAACCTCTACTTATGAGGTAGCCAAATCAAGATCAATCTTCTTTGATAATTACACAAGAGAAGAATACTTAGTAGCTCACTCAATGGATGACATTAGAGAACATATAATGGGTGGGCCAGTAGGCTTCAAATAGAATTAAACTAACCATGATTTTAAAATTTAAGGATGAGGGGCATCAGTACATCAGTACTAATGGTGAGGATATTAAATGGATTAGTGCCACCTCCATCATACATAAGTTTACTGAGCCATTTAATGCCGAAGAATCTGCACTTAAAGCTAGTAAAAACCCTAAAAGTAAGTGGTATAAAATGACTCCTGAAGCTATCCAGGCAAAATGGAAGGAGATTAATCAGAAGTCATTAACTCTTGGTACTGCCTATCATGCAATGAGAGAGGAAGCCACCTTGAGTGCTGAAAGCATTCAGAAGAAGGGTAAACCCCTGCCAGTAGTTAAGCCTATTATGGTTGATGGATGGAAGTTAGCCCCAAATCAGAAACTTAGTGAGGGAATCTATCCAGAGCATATGGTTTACTTAAAATCAGCTGGCATATGTGGCCAGAGTGATTTAGTAGAAGTCATTGATGGATTTGTGAATATACTTGACTACAAGAGTAATAGGGAGATTAAAACTGAGGGATTCATGGCTTGGGATCCTATTTCCAAATCAAGGAGAGAGAAAATGATGCTTACTCCCTTCTCCCACTTACCTGCATGCAATCTCAGTGAATATAATCTCCAGCTCTCCTTGTACATGTACATCATATTGAAACATAATCCAAGACTGAAGCCTGGAACTCTCACTATTGAACATGTAGTATTTAAGTCTATTGGAGAAGATGAATTTGGTTATCCTATTTATGCTACAGATTCTAGTGGAGCTCCAATAGTAGATTATGTAGTACCCTATGAACTCCCCTATTTAAAAGAAGAAGTAATTGCTCTTATAAATACTGCAAAAGCAGCTTAAATAACTCCCCTGGCCCTGCTTGGAAACCCCATCAGGGTCTTTGTGGGATCTGGAGATGTAACTCAGTTGGTAGAGTGTCAGACTGAAAATCTGATGGCCGCAGGTTCAAGTCCTGCCATCTCCACCATATTCTCCCTTAGCTTAACAGCATAAAGCACTGCTCTTCTAAAGCAGGGAGTGATGGTTGGAATCCATCAGGGAGAACAATATAGAGGAGAATCTAAGATTGGTTCTTAGCCTCCCCTGCTAAGGGATGGGCTCAATAAAATGGGTGGGGTTCAAATCCTCTCTCCTCTGCTGTGACTATAGCTTAGTTGGTTAAAGCGCTGGGATGTGGACCCAGAGATCATGGGTTCAAGTCCCATTAGTCACCTAATAACTAAACCTAGCCTAATGAAGATAAAGATATTTGAGATTGATGCGGGAGGTATAAAGCCTCATGAGAATTGCTATATAGTTCCAGAACTAAAAGCTGTAATTGATGAATATGAAGATCCTATTCCTGCATTATCCTTTCTATATGGAATGAAGGATCCATCCTCTCCTTATATTAATGTTCCTGAGGAGGAAAAGGAGGAAGCAATTTGGAATGATTATCCTGGAGATTATACTTCTGAGGATGATGTCATTATAAATGCTCTTGCAAAGCTTGACAAACTTTATGAAACCCCAGTAATTAGATTCTTTAAGAACTGTAAGATATCCCTTGATAAGCTTGGGACATATTTGGCAACAACTGCCATTACCGATGGTAGAGATGGGAATCTGGCAGCTTATTCTGTTGCTCAGACAAGGATGGGTAAAACTATGGAGGATTTCCAGAAGATTGAAAAGCAAGTGGAGAAGGAAACTGAGCAATATACTACTAGAGGTGGTCAAAAAGAGCCTCTTGACTAATGGAATATACTATACCAACATATACCTTAGACACTAATGAGTGGTCTGAGACTAATTTCTATTCAAAGGAGGAGTTTACTGAATTCATTGGAGAGAGGATTAAATATCCTGGCTCCTATGAATTCAGTATTGAATTAGTTCAGAAGATTACTGAGAGAGCTATCTATTTCAATAAGCATGGCTACTATGATAGGCATGTGGAAAGGTCAAAGGATTATTATAGTTTCTGGAGACCTGAGAAGCAGAAATGTACTAAGGGTGTTATATGGAAGGATGGGGATAAAGTTTATTATACTACAAGGGAGTATTATATGTGGCTTAACTTCTTACCCATTTTTGTAAAGAAGAAAAATGCCTATGACTTTCCTTCCTTTAGAGATGGGCAATATCACATTGCCCTTATTGAACTTCATGCAGAACTCCTTGGATTGCATATAGTTATGACAAAACGTAGGCAGTATGCCATGTCATACTATCACTGTGCTAAGATCATAAATCAAATATGGTTTGAAAATGGTATTACCATAAAATTCCTTGCCTTCCTTGATCAGTACATTGAAGCAGCATGGCCATTCCTTGATGAATATAAGAACTTTCTTAATGAACACTCTTCATTCTGGTATAGAGCCTTTACTCCTGAGAAAGTGGGTAACTGGCAGCAGAAGTATGAAACTACTACTCCTGATGGTAGAAAAGTTACAAAGGGTAATAAGTCCAGAGTAATTGCAAAGACTACAAAGGATTCTCCTACTAAAGCTGTATCAGGTGCAAGTAAATTCTTCTTTTATGAGGAGGCTGGCATTTCGGGGAACCTTAAAGCCACATTTGGGTATGCAAAGTCAGCCATGATGGAGGGCTTTGAAGCCACTGGTCAGTTTATAGCATTTGGCTCAGTGGGTGACTTAAAGCAATGTGAAGACCTTAAATACTTAATGTATAATGCAAAGGAGAATGGATTTTATTCTATAAAGGAGAAGTACTTCTCTGAGAAGGGCAATGAGAAGGAAGTAGGATTCTTTGTGCCCACTTTCTGGAATTTTGCTCCATTTGAAGATGAAGCAGGTAATTCAGATATTGAGAGAGCCATTGCAGCTCTAAAATCTTATAGGGCTAAAATAAAAGAAGAGAAATCTCCTGAGGATTATCAACTGGAAGTCTCTCAGAATCCAATCTATCTTGAGGAAGCCTTTGCTATGAGGCATGAGCCTTATTTTCCAAAGCACTTAGTTGAAGCTCAGATCTATACCATTGAAGAGGAGAATAAACATCCCTATCAGGTAGTAGATATAGAGCTAGGAGCTGATGGAAATTACATTATTTCCAAATCTGATAAGCAGCCATATACTAAATACCCTGTTGATAAGAAGGATAAGAATAAAGAAGGAGCCATCATCATGTATGAGAGGCCAGATAAGTCACTTCCTTGGCTAACTTATTATGGCTCAATTGATCCAGTTGCAGGAGATGGAACTACCAGCTCCAACTCATTGGTTTCTATATTCATATGGAAGAATGAAGTAGAAGTTACAAGGACTAATTCTGAAGGAGATGTAGAGACATTTGTAGAACCTGGGAAACTGGTCTGTGAGTGGACTGGTAGGTTTGATGATGGGAATAAAAATCATGAGAGGTGCCTTGCAATAGTAGAGGCTTATAATGCCTGGACTATATATGAAGCAAATATATCAGGATTCCACACCTATATGACTCTAAAGAAGAAGCTGAAATACCTTGTTCCTTCAAATCAAATCATCTTCAATAAGCAAGCAGGAGATTTCAACCCTAAGCATCCCTATGGATGGAAGAATACTGGGACTATATTCATGCAGCATATGATGCCTTACTTTATGGACTTCATCAAAGAAGAACTGGAGGATGAGGAAGTAGATGGGAAACTTAAAAGAGTATATGGCATCTCCAGAGTAATTTCTCTTAGAGCACTCAAGGAAATGAAGGAGTTCACTCCAGGGATTAATGCTGACCAGATCATAGCCCTAGTAGCTCTTATAGCCTTTGTTCAAATTCAGGCTGTTAACAGAAGAGTTATTAAGAAGGATGTGAGGGAGACCCAAAATTCTAATTTGGATAATTCAAGAAAAATCACTAAATTTTTAAGAGAGCCATTCTCTAACATGCCATCAACTACCAATTCACTATCAAAGGTGAGAAGAAGTCCTTTCCACTCCCTTAGATAATATACATAACTAACTTATGGGATCACCCGTTATTAATAATCTCCAACTCAAAAATGGAGCTAAGCTGGATAAGAGGAAGAATTTTAGGAATTCCCTTGTCCAGCCTTCTCAGTTTATACCCTATGAGGATAAGGATGAGGAGTGGACTGCCTGGAATATGGATTGGCTTGAAACCCAAGGCTTAAAACAAGTTGAATTTAATTTCCCAAGATACATCAGAAATATCAGACTGGCCCACGGAGTAATTGATAGAAGAGACTATACTAATTGTGAGGAGAATGAATATGGGGATATTTTCAAACTAACAGCAGATCCTAATGACTCTGCACTTGAGTTAAAGTTCTACCCTATCATTCCTAATATTCTAAACCTATTTAGAGGAGAACTGATGCAGAAATCTACTGATATTCAGTGGATTGCTCAAGATGATGTCTCCTACAATGAACTACTTGAGAAGAAGCAGTCTGAAATTGAAAATATTCTTATTCAGCAGGAACAACAGAAGTTCATGCAGAAACTTATTGAGCAAGGGATGGATCCAAATGATCCCAAAGTCCAGGCTCAAATGCAGGAAAATATTAAATCTCTCCCTGAAGTTCAGGATTTCTATACAAAGACTTACAGAACTTCAGTTGAGATGTGGGCTACCCATCAGTACAACTCTGATGTTGAGAAGTTCCATTTTCCAGTACTTGAGGACAGACAGTTCCTTCATTATCTCACCCATGATCAGCTCTACTTCCATTTCAATATGAAAGAGTCTGACTATGATATTGAGGAATGGGAACCTATTATGACTGCTGCTCATAGATCCCCAGGAGAGAGATATGCTTCTAATTCAAGTTGGGTAGTACACTTTGATAAATTCACACTCAGTGATGTCATTGATAAGTATGGCTACTTAATGGGAGAAGAAGATATAGAAAATCTTGAGACCTTATTTCCAACAAATACTCATCTAATGAACCTCACTGGACAAGCTCCAGATGAGTTCTATGATCCAAATGAGTCTTATGACTCAAATATGGGAATGCCATCAGTTCAGTATAGGCAGCTACAACAATCTGTTGATACCTTAATGACTGGCACTTCCTTCATTGATAGGGTTATAAATGGTAAAATAGAGAGTCCTGGACTTGATGACCCTACCTATATCAGAGTGGCAACCATGTACTGGAAGACTCAAAGGAAGGTTGGGCACTATACTTACATTGATGAAAATGGGGAATTAGTCCAAGATATTGTATCTGAGGATGCAGAAATTACCATCCCTGGAGTTTATGATTACACCTATATAAAAGCTGATACAAAAGATAATCTTCGCTTTGGAGAACATATAGACTGGTATTGGATTAATGAAGTTTGGGGTGGAACTAAAATTGGGCCTAATTCTCCTCAGGGATTTGATAAGACTGCAAATGTCAAACCTATATATCTTGGGATTAATCAGAAGTGCCCAGGAAGACTGAAGTTTCAGTTTAAAGGGGATAGGACTACATATGGAGCTAAACTGCCTGTAGAAGGCTGGCTAGGCTCCTCAAGGCATATTTGGGATTGCTCCCTAGTAAATACTCTAGCTCCTTTCCAGCTGTTACATAATATGTCCATGAATCAGTTGGCAGATATCCAGATTGGAGAATTTGGAGCTGTCCTTACTCTTGATCAAAATATACTCCCACAGAATAGTATGGGGGAAGATTGGGGTAAGAGTAATCTTGCTAAGACTTATACTGTAATGCAGGATTTTAGTATACTGCCAACAGATATGACTCTTGCTAATACTGAACAGGGGGTTGCTACCTCAAATATGCAAGTACTTGATCTAAGTGAAACTCAGAGACTTCTGACAAGAATGCAGATTGCTGACTACTATAAACAAAGAGCCTATGAAACTGTTGGAGTAACTCCTCAGAGATTAGGAGAAGTTGGTAAGAGGGAGACTGCTGCTGGAGTAAGTGCTGCCCAGGGGAATTCCTTCTCTCAAACAGCAAAATATTTTGCCACTTTCTGTGATGATGTTATGCCAAGAGTTCATACAATGAGAACTAACCTAGCTCAATACTACAATTCCACCAACCCTTCAGAGAGACTTCAATACATTACTACCGCTGATGAGAGGATAAACTTTCAGACTAATTCTACCAAATTGCTGGCAGCTGATATTAATGTATTCTGTACTACTAGAATAGCTCATGAGAACCTTAAAAATCAGTTGAAGCAGTTTGCAATGGAAGATAATACTACTGCTGCTTCCTTCCTTGATAGAGGTTCCATCCTCAAAGCTAATTCTATTGCTGAAATTGATAAAGTCTTAGCTCAAGCTGATGCTAAAATTAAGCAAGCTCAGCAAGATCAATATAATCAGGAGCAAGCTATGGAGGATAAGAGGATTCAAGCTGAGAAGGATAAAATTCAAAATGAGCAGCAGTTCACCGAGAGGCAGAATCTTATCAAAGCTCAGGCTCAACTGGAGGCTGCAAGGATTGCTCACTCTGATGTTCCACAGGAAACATCTGTTGATCCTTCAAAAGAACTTGATAGAATTCAGCAAAATGCTCAGTTTACCTCTTCTCAGGATTTTGAGAGGTCAAAACACTATGATAATATGAATCTTCAGAGGGAGCATAATCAAATTCAGAGGGAGAAAATTCAAGCTGAGAGAGATAAAGCCTCAAAGGAGTTCAAAGTAGCATCTAAACCTAGTACTAAAAGATAATTATAGTCTTATATATCCATTTATTTTAGTACTTGCCATTCCAATTAACTAAGAATTTGTGTAATTCAATAATATTACCTATATTATTTATAGGAGTTTAAGACTCCAATTCTCTAAAAACCAAAGCTATGTCAAAACAGTTCACAGAAGTCTCTACTGCTTCAGTAGATGATTTAAATGATATATTCTCAGGGGCCCTATCAGATGGAGTACTACTTCCGGAGGTGCCTACAACTGAGCCAACAGTAGTAAATAGAGCACCAGAAACTGACTTTGATCCTCAATCAAGGGAGCAAAAGCCTGAAGAAGCTGAGGAACCTACAGTTGAAGTGCCTTCAGTAGAAGTTGAAGATACTTTATCCTCTGCTCTATCTGAGCCAGATGAGCCTGATACAGTTGAAGAGCAAGAACCTCAGCCATTATCTGGGATAGCTTCTTT